CCCATAGCTTCAATATGGTCAGCTACGTTAGAGCGATCAAGCTGGGTGTCTGTGCCGTAAAGATCCTTTACGTTCACCAGGGTTAGCTCAGCCTTTTCCCATACGTCAGGTGAGACTGGATAGTCGCCGTTTTGAGTCTGGACTACAGGCCAGGGACTAGCTACTGAGTCAGCGAGCTCTTCTGGGTTGTCAGAAGTAGGGTGATCGCCAGCTGCGTTAGGCAAAATCTTGAGACGTGATAGTCCAGCCTTAACCTCAGCTTTAGAAGGTACGCCAGCTTTGTCAATATCTGCAGACTTGACAGGAGCTGGCTCAACTTTAGGCTCAGGCTTTTCCTCAGCTGCAGGCTTCTCTTCACCAGGCTTAGGCTCTTCCCCTGGAATTGGGGCTACAGGGGCTACAGGAGCTGGTTTATCTTCTACTGGAGCGATTGGATTAGTTTCTAGGTTATCGACGCTAGGAGGCTGTCCTGTGGCTGTACCGACGTTGATTATGCCGTCTGGTGAGAAGAGGAATACAGATTGACCAGCGACCAGCATTGGCTGATCTGCAGCTGGTGTATCCAAAAGAGGAAGTCCAAGCTCTGAGCGTCGCTCGTTGATGGTCTTAGTAGCTCCACGAAGCTCGAGGTCAGCTCGCTTAGCTTCTTGCTCGTTGTCGCGTCCTTCAGCGATCATAAACTTAAACTCAAGCTCACGAGGCATACCAAGATAGCTGTAGCTCATATTGGTTAGCATTTTGCCTAGCCAGTAGACAAGTGGGCCGACGCCGATTTGTTGAGCGCTGTCCTGCTCGCCCTTTTGGTGTCCAGAGTTGCCTAGACCGCCGTGACCAGAGAAGCCGATTTCAGTCGGCATAACGCCAAAGTGACCGCAGATAGAAGTAACGAGATAAGTGTCCAGGATTTCCTTGAACTTTTCGCCGTATCCGTCGAACTGCACTGGATCAAAGCCAGCTGGGAGAACACGAGCTCTCTTGCGCTGTTCAGTCTGACCTGAGAGGTCGTCGTTGATTGAGTCCTCAAGCTGACGGAGAAGGATTGGGTCATTACCAAAGTCAGGATCGACCTTAAACATAAGCTCTGGCAATACGCCGTTAGTCCACTCAGCTCGTAGCCACTGCTGGCGACGTAGGTAAAGATCAGCTACAGGTAGGCAGCGCTCGACTGGAGAGTTGCCGTAGACGCTCATAGCTCTACGATTACGCACGAGGTAGGTCAGCTCTTCAGAGGTGAACTCACCATCTGCGTCTGGTACTTCATTAGCAGCTGAGAACTCAGAGCGTGGGAAGCCGTAAAGGATTTGCTGGTAAGCAGCTCCTGGTGGCATTGGACGCATACCGCGATCGTCGATCAGTGGCTTGATTGTTGAGCCGTCTAATACCTGGAGTCCGAATAGATCTCCACCGACAGTCTTTTGAGGCCAGATAGCCCAGGCGTCGAGTACGAGGATCTCTTCAAGCGAGATCATTAACCAGTCAGTAAAAGTGAAGCCATTTGCAGGGTCTGGGTTTTCCCAGAAAGTACGAGCGCGATAGATCTCATCTGAGAACTTATCACGAGCTTGAGCCATAGCGCGAACGTGATCGCCACCGATTTCAGCAATAATCTTTTCTGAAGCGTCCTCAGCTATGACAATATCCCAGTCGAGGCCAGTGATCTTTGACTTGAGGACTTCAATACAGCGACGGATAATGTCGATCTGTTCAGCTGCGCCACGCAGGGTCTTAAACGGTACGAGCTTCTGCTCTGTAGCGACGTTGATATTTTGAGCTACCTGGTATTCGTAGCGACGTGGATCAGCTTGTCCGTTAGGGCCGACAGGGTTGATAGCGCCAGGAGTGATCGGTAGACCTGGTGCGAAAGGTACGTTACCGAAATTAGGGTTACGAGGGAGAGGCTTAGTCGTATAGCTGTTATCTCGAGCTGCCTGCTGCATTTGCTGTTCAGTCATAGAGACTGCGCCAGCTGGAAGCATAGGCGACTTCATTTGATCTGCTACTGCTTTTGCTAGACGGTCGATTAGACCCATTGTCTCTCCTTAATAGCGCCCCTTGAATTACAGGCTAAGGGTAATAGTACCGCTATCCGAGAATTACTACGCGATAAGCATTAGCACTAGGAGCCACTGAGAAGTTCAGGGTTACAGTGTTTGTGGTAGCGCGAAGATTATCGACGACAACTTCTGAACCATCTGCAACTGTGTACACCTGGACGATAACGTCGAGAGTACCGAGGTTATGGGTAATGGTGTAGCTGGTAGCTGAAGTTGAAAGAGTCTGTGAGAACTTACGAGCTACGACAGTGGTGTCGATCGCTACAGTGCCAGTGCTTACGACGATACCTGTACCAGCTCCGACAGCTAAGCCAGAAGAGCTAGTACCGAGACCTGAGTTAGTAGCGAGAAGGATCGAAGCTCCACCAGAAGCTGCCTGAAGTCCACCAGTAGAAGTAGGGTTGAAAGCGATCGACTGACCTGTGATCGTAATACCGTTGCCAGCTGTGTATTCGCCTGCAGCTGAGAACTGTGTCCAGGTGACGCCACCTGTGACGCTGGTAACGATATAGCCTTGAGCTGCCTGAGTTGAGCCAGACTCTACGAAGGTGAAGTCACCGACTGCAGGAGTTGTCTGGTCAGTAGCGCGTGTCCACGCAGTAGTCTGAACGACGTAAATACCATTTTGGCTAGAGGTGCTCTGATTCTTGACGAGTACGCGATTTCCAGCTACGACTGATACACCGTCGATTGTCTGTGCGCCTACGAGTGTGATCGAGACTGTTGTAGCTGCAAGGACTGATCCCTTAACATTGAGACCCTGAGCTGTGCTATCGACGTAATTCTTAGTAGCTGCGTCCTGAGCTGAGGTAGGGTCAGCGAGGCCTGTGATCTTCTTAGAGTTGAAAGCGACGTTAGCTGCTGGAGCACCAAAGGTATCGAGTGTGAAATTACCTGGAGTAAATCCGTGAACGTGGTCTTCGTGAGCTGCAAGAGCGCCAGTACCGACTGCAGCTGTAGTAGCTGTGATATTAGAAGGCGTTACAGAAGTGAGCGCTGGTGTGCCGTGTGTGTGGTCAGAGTGAGCAACGGTGGTAGCTGTACCGTTTGATGAGCTAGCGCCGTTTGTTGTCTGAGCTGTGACTGATCCAAAGCCAGGGCCTGCGTGTGCGTGGTCTGCACGAGCGTAGTTAGTCGAAGTACCGTCTGCAGCTGATCCCGCGATTGAAACGGTTGTCGATTGTCCAGAGCCGAACGCTTCAGCTTGCTGCCAGCTTGATCCGTTTGAGTAATAGATCAAGTAGTTATCTGTGGCGTAGTAGAAAGTACCTGAGTTAGCTGAGCTTGCAGAAGGACGAGCTCCAAGAGTGCCTACTGTAAATCCACCTGTAGGGATCCAGCCGTTACCGTTGTAGTAAAGGAGAGTGTTAGAAGTGGTGTTGTAGTAGATCTGACCTGTTACTGGTGATGATGGCGCCGTTGCAAGATTCTGGATCTGCGCGTTAAGGAGCTGATTCTGGCTGAGGTCGATATTTACTAGAAACTTGCGTGACATTTCATCTCCTAGATGACGTAGGCAGTACCACTAAAGGCTGAGCTAAAGTTTATCAACATTTGATTCACTGAGGGGTAGCTAAAAGTACCCTCGACCTGAGTACCAGCGCTGTCGAATACAACAGCTGTCGGGTGTCCGTTGAGGTTATGGTTAATAGTCCAGGTAGCTGAAGAAGTACCCTGACTATGGGTGTAGAAAATCGTTGTCGATCCAGAAGGCCCTTGAAGCCCGACCGTAGCGATCGTTACGTTAGGTTGAGCTTGAGATAGCGTGAGGTTTGTAACCTGCTGGACGATCGTTACGTTTTCTGTGGTCACGAGACCCTCGATTGAGCGATCGTGAGAAATCCGTCAGACCAGTCGTAGTTAATCCCGCCACCAGAGGTAGCTTTAATGCCATAAGCGTAAGTACCGATAGGGATAGCTGCAGTCTGGGTACCAGTAACGCGATACGTTACTAATCCAGCTGTAGGCGTAGTCAGGGTAATTCCTGAGCCTGTCGAGATACCTAGCACCATAGAGTTATCGACCTGGTTGCGGATCTGTAGCTGTACTGAGTAGCCAGTGAGATCAACAGGGTTGCCTGAGCTATCTGTCGTAGTCGTAGTAAAGATCCAGTCGATACCTTGATTTACTGATGGGTTATATTGCGCCACTAGGCACCTCCTGGGTTAATGATAGCCGTTTGACACTTAGGACAATACGCTGTGCCTTTTGGTGATGGCATACGACAGCTCGGACAGAAATCAACTTTACTGGCGAGATATTGCATAGCTGGAGAAGCTACTGATAGCTCTGTAATCGCCCAGACCAAAGCGTCCATACGATCGGGAGAAGTACCAGAGTCAGGTGTCCAGCTGACCATCTGATCCTCGAGCTCGTTAAATCCTCCAACGTGGTGAACTTTGCCCTGCTCATAAAGAGCTGACACTGGCTCAGCTCGTACTTGCTTTCCCCTGGAAGCTGTTACTAGCTTGATCGGTACTGTCGGATCAACGTGACGAATAACAGAGCCGACCATATCTCCACCGTTATTTTTTTCAGCAACGATTCGATTAGCTTTGTATTCGTGATAGAGCTCGACAGCTCTTCTTGCCCAGCCGTCAGGAGAAGCTCGTAAGGTGCCGTCGTGGAGGACGTAATACTGCCCGTCCATAGAAACACCTGCGACCACTATTCCTGTCTCGTCTGAGTCCTCTCCAGAGGTCACTGCGGGGTCAATAGCGACGCAGATCTTCGTGAGATTGGGAGCTTCTGTCACCCTGGCGTCGTCGATTATCTTTCGCGTCCATAGTGCGCCTTCAATATCCTCGAGCAGTTCTCCGTATAGCTCCTGGCGTCCTAACCTGGTGCCGTTATATCGCAGTTGCAGCTCGATCAGAGCTTGAGGAGCTAAGTTAGCTGCGTTGTCAAAAGTTGAGCCTCGGACGATCTCTACTGAGCCATCTTTACGAGCTACGAGCGAGCGCACGAGAGCTACAGGCTTAGGTGTTGTCGTAACGACTGTGCGCGGGTGATCGCCTAGACGTAGGCCAAATTGCAGCTGATCCCAGGTATCTGAGTATCTCCAGGAGCTGAGCTCGTCACACCAGGCGCCGTGAAACTGTGGGCCACGCAGACGGTTAGGCTCGTCAGCTGAGAATAAGCGGATCAGTGAGCCGTTAGTCAGCTTGATATGTCCATAGGTACGGTTGTAGTCCTCGAGGACGCCATATTCGCGCAGTATCCCGATAATGCCAGAGTTACCTTCAGCGCAGACGTCTCGAACGTCACCAAAGGTAGGAGCTACGATCGCCCAGCGTGTGCCATTTTTAGTAGCTGCTTCCCAGGCTAGCCATTCAGCTGCCATACGGGTTTTGCCAGCGCCTCGACCAGCTAGATAGAGCCAGGTAGACCAGGGGCCTTCATTAGGGAGCTGTTCAGGCCTCGCTAGTGTCGCTTCCCACTCTGCTCTCCGTACTGCTGTGCTCTCGTACAATTTCGATAATCTGTCGAGCTCTTTCTCGTAAAAGGTCTCCGTCATAGGTAGTCACCTCCACTTTTGACTCTTTAGGTGCGTAAAGGCCCAGGAGCGTAGCTTCTTCTTTGAGCGCCGACATAAGGTGCGGGAAGGCCTGGAGATCGCCAGCTTCTACTTTAGGCCAGAGAATAGCTACGAGAGCTTCTAAGCGGGTTATATGGATCTGGCGGTACTCATTGACCGACTCCATTGGAGCTCGCTCTGTAGCTCTTAGCCAGGCTTCTCTTGCTCCTGTGTGTGTGGCGTATCCCAGCTGTCTTGCTATCTGCTCGAAGGTTTTACCCTGGGTGCGAAGCTGGACTACTTGGTGCTCACGCTCAAGGACTGCGAGATCCTTTTTGACTTTTCTTACGCGTTTGACAACGGTTTGTGTGGGATTGTCAATGTCAGGCATAAGCGTAACTGTACTGTAATCGTTACGACTGGTCTAAATGACACTTCTATACGCATTTGAATATAGAAGTGACCAGATCGCCTATCCCGTGAAGGAAGAGCTCAGGAGCTCTTATCAGCGATCGGTACTTTTAACTCGCCACGTAGCTGTAACTGCGAGCTGTAACTATCTAGTAGTTAGTAGAGCGCTTACTGGGCCTGAACGCTTTTCCGCGATACTTCCACCTTGAAGGATTCGATAGCCACTATTCATCTGCAGCTTGTTCAGAGTTGCAGTGAAGATTTAATAATAGCGCTTGATAGCGGAAGAAGAAGGATTCGAACCCTCGGGGCGCTAACCCGATCCCTTAGCAAGGGATTGCAATAAGCCACTCTGCCATTCTTCCTAAAAACCTCCCTGGTGCGCTTCGTGTAGAGGCGTGGGAGGTGTTGTTAGCTAATTGTAACTGCTTTCTCCATAGCTTCTAATCGAGCGTCAAGAAGGTCGTCGATACTGCTCTCCAGGAATTGACGCTTGCGCCAGTCCATACGGTTTCCGTATTCGTCGGTTTTCAGCTGAGCGTGAAGGTGTCCGATAGCTTCATCTAGCTCAGCTATTGAGACTTCCTCAGTAATGACCAGCGACATAGCCAGAGTTTAGCCTTGCTTACTTTGCTCCCGCTTAGCTCTGTAGCCTTTAACTTCGTCAGCTATGTAATAGACCTTTCGACCCTGGCGCTTTTTCCACTGGACTCTTCCCCTGTGTTGCAGCTGTCGGAGGTTATTTAGGGTGACGCCTAAATACTCAGTTACCTGGTCGCAGCTCCACCATTCCTGGTCGTCTACCACCCTGGCGCCTCGTTACTGACAGCTTTCTTTGAGCCTTTGATAGTGATTGAAACGTCGGTAGCTGAAATCTCGAGCGAGGTCTTTTCTACGCCGTCTTTGTTTGTATAGGTCGATACTCCGAGCTTGCCTGTAACTGTTACAGAGTCGCCTTTACGAAGCTCACGAGCTACGCCTTCGACCTTGTTACCCCAGACTGTAACCTTGAACCAGATTGGCTCGCCTTCGCCTTTAGTTTTGCTCCAGGGAGTATGAGCTAGTGAGAAATTGCAAAGCTCGTAATCGCCTGTCTGCTTAACCTCTGGGTCTGAGCCTAAGTTGCCTTGAATAATGATCTGATTCATTCTGCCTCCTTGAGTATTTTGACGGTGCCATCTTCTAGTAATAATGCGACTGATCCGTCAGCTCTGACGAGAGGCACCTCTGTCGGATCTTGCCAGCTGTGAACCATATAACCGAGCCTTTCAGCTACTGCAGGCTTGAGATGGATCGAGTCGGTTTTGAGGTTATGGCAGCCGTGGTGAACGAGCACCAGGTTAGCTACCGTGTCCTCACCACCGCGAGACCTGAGCTTACGGTGGTGAAACGCCATTGTCTCTTCAGCTGGGCAGTCGCAGTATTCGCAGTAATCCCCTGCGCGAGCTTTAACGAGCTCTATGACCTTTGGGTCGATCATTCTTCCTCGGTCTCTTCCTCGACCCATTCGTTAGGATCAACTGAAGGAATATCTACCTTTAGCGGGGAGATCGGCATAACGATTGTCATTACCCCTCCCGTCCCGTGCCTTGACAATGCTTACATACGTCGGCATAGCGTACCCCACACAACCCTAGTACCAGTAATGTTTTTGCCAGAATACCCAGGCGCTACAAGGAGCTCCATAACGCACTGTGACGTATCGGAGCCCAGCTTTCACCTGGACTAACGGATCTTTAGGCTTCAGCGGATAGTTGTAGTTACCCCAGGTCTGAGGTAAAAATTGAGCTATCCCGAAAGCTCCTGAGCTCTCGTTAAGAGCTTTTGGATTCCAGTGGCTTTCGTGCGTCCAAAGCTGATCGAGACAGGCGTATTGACGAGCTGCGTCTTTCCATTGGTGAGCTATGAGTACCTTGCTGTAGAGCTTAGGTGACATAGTGACGTGGAGAGCTGCTCTCATTGGAGCTACAGCTGCCTGGGCGCCTGTAACGTGCAAGAGTCCTACCGTAAAGGCTGTTAAAAGGACTCGAGCCTTAAATACTATGCGGAGACCTTTCCTCCAGATCCGCATACCCCGCAGGTGTTACCTGCATAAATCCATTCGCCACAGCTGCAGCGACTTATCTTTTTATCTTCTGTTGTCTGACTATTCATTTTCGTCCTCCTACGAGAGATAGCGAATAGAGTCCTTAATTATATCTGTAACGGTGAAACCCGCCAAGAAAGGTTAAGTGGCGGGTCTCACGGGAGCTAGGGTCAGGAAACCCTAAGCTCGTATTAGGCTCAAAGCAGGTAGAGCCTAAAGGTAGCGTCCAAATATGGACATATAACGCTGGCTAAGAATAATCGCTTTGGGATTAAGCTCATAATAAGACCTATTGTTAATCATTCCTGGGTGCTCAATATGAGGGTACTTAGTCACTATGCGCTGAGCTATTTTGATCGGTAACTGTGGGTGTTTTTGTGGCGCATAACCCCCAGCTTCTAATCCGAACTCGTGAGCTATGTCCTGTCGGATCTCTTCGTAATAATCCTGGATACTCATAGCCCCACGCACTTCTGCATAGTCCCCCAGCAATAGCCAGTACCTGTCCACCAGATATGGCTCTCAACCCAGAATAAACCGTAAAGAGCGATTAAAGCTGCAATAGTTACAACGATCTTGCCTCTGCGTGTGAGTCTCATTTAGCTAGTCCTATCCGTGAGAAAGTTTTAACAAGTGTTGAGCCGTCAGGCTTTTCTAGTGTTACTACGCGCTCCCAGTCAGCGTCGCCGTGATCGACGAACTTAACGTAATCCTGGGCAGCTTCGAGAGCTGTTTCGTAATACTTCTTCCAGACGACCTCACCGTCATTAGCTACTGAGATCGCGTGGAGTCCTGGTAATGCGATTATCTTTGCCATTATTTAATTACCCTTCGTATTTTCTTAAAGCTGAAGCTGAATACTCGTGCCGTGAAGCGCAGGTAGTACCTGGAATATCAACCGTGATACGTCCGTTTATGTCGATTTTTTTAATGGTGCCAATTCGACCTTGCCAGATCGTGCGCGTAAAAATTATTGTGTCGCCTACTTGTAAACCCATTACGCACCTACTCTAGAAAACACGCCACCAATTTCACGGCGTTTTACTTGAACAGCCCAGCAAGTAGAACAAGCTGTTACATACTGACTTGAATAACCCTCATTGAATACGTCAAAAGATTTTCCGCACTCGTGACAGTCTACGAACATTTTTCCCTGCTTTCTGTGGGGCTTTCCTGTCCCCTACAAGGATAAATGTAATGGTTACACCCCCAGAGTCAAGTAACCTGGCAAAGATTTTTAGATTTATTTTTGGGAGATCGTGAGATTTAAGCCAGGCTCGCCATAGCTTTTAGAGCTGTGGATCTCGACCACCTGAGCGTCGTCAAGATAGACAATTCCAGTCAAAGCGTCTAATACTGCTCGGATCAGCTTATCCAGGTCAGGTGGCACCGTCGGCATATCTCGCTTGACCGTGCGTGGCTTGAGCATAAAAAAATCCAGCTCCATAGCTACTGGGCCTTCGATCAACTTTGCGTGTTGAGCTTTAGCTGCCAGGCCAATAGTGGAGCGCCAGACAGCCAGAGCTGAGCCCTGGCTATGAATTACGCGTCCTTGCACGACTTTTAAGCTGCCTTGAGGGACAGGTAAGCCATCTACGCGGAAACTAATCACCGCGTAAGTATTGCAGGTTAAAGTACGAGTGTCACCACGTCAGCGACTACTTCGTGCTTCACTGTATCGCCGTTCACTAGGTAGAAATCGTAGGTGCCATTGTGGTCTGGGCCTGCGACGTCTTTAACGATCCAGGGTTGTCCGTTGATAGACACCTGGTCGCCGTACTGAACAGCTGCTGGAGCTACGATCTTTGTCATTATTCCTCCGTCTAGGTGTAATGATTACTGTAAGGGTACAGCATTTATGTAATCTGTGTGCGCTCAGACACACCCAGGAGCTCTCGGATTTCTTTTGGCATTGGAGAGCCTTTAGGGGCGTCGTCGGCAGTAAAGCGAGGTGGTAACACTGTCGGCCTAGTGTCAGAGCCTCTAGACCCCACTGGAAGGCTTTTTTGGGGTAAAGGCCCGTCTAGCCACCTCTCCTGATTCAGCCAGGTGCTAGCGTGAGCTGTAAATCCTTCTTCTCGATTCACGTCGTCACGGTAAGCCTGAGCAGCTTTGATGATTTCCTCAGCTGTAGCTTTCTTGATCGCTTTCACCCAGGCTGCGACAGCTGCGCCTTTAGCAGTCTTTCGAGGATAGGCAGTCCAGAAATCGTCGAATGATGAAGAGAGCTTTTTATTATCTTCATCTTCTTCTTTATCTTCCTCTTCATATATTGGCATTTGCTTAGCATTTGCTTGCCTTTTGCTACCGCCGATTGAACCATTTGCTGCTAATTTGCTTGACTTATCACGGATCTTGTCCAGGTCGCGCTCGATCCTGGCCTGCACCCAGATATTGCCTTCGATCTTAAAAAACTCAGCAAGGATCGGCTCAACAGCTTTCCACCGTTCAGCTGATAAACGAGCGACGTGCGCCAGGCGACCGTCGGTGTTGTCCAACGGTTTCCCACGTTGCCAGTAATTCATTAGCAGCAGTAAATAAGCTCCGTGCTCCTCTGTCGTTAGGTGAGCTGTGTCAGCCAGGTAGTCAGAGGTGTAGAGCTGCATATAAGGCAGCGAGGTCATTTATCCAACTCAATCGTTACTCTGTAACCGATAGTAGATAAAAACCCTACGACCTCGATAAAAGGCGTATCCATAAACATAAGCCAGGCAGCCTCTTCTAACGATAATTGCTTTTTCTTTTTCATTTAGATTTCTCTTTCATTTCCGACTTATGGCGATCTCGTAAAAGAGCTCGGGTCACGGCCTCTACAGTGACGTTAAAATCTTTAGCAATAAACTCGATACTCCAACCCTGCGCGATCATTCTTTTATATTCGTCTACTCGACTCATCTTTCCTCCAAAGCCTCGTGGATCATTGACCGACTAATTCCTAACTGCCCAAAATCTTCATACACTCTAAGCCTTGTAGCTGTCCTGCCACCGTTGATAAGCGCCTGGCGTTCCGTCGTATCCATACCACCCCACCAGCCGTAAAACTCGTGAGAGGCTGCATACGATAAACAGCTTTTCCATAATGGGCAAGAAGCGCATAAAGCTCTGAGGGGTTTAATGTAGATCTCAGGATCTGGGTATCTAATCTCCTCGAGCCTGTAAAAGACTTCGACGTCCATACCAGCGCAGGCTGCGTCTTTCCAGTTTATCTCCGTGTACTCGGGCAACCCACTTCTCCTGTCGCGTCGTAATAGCTGCAGTAATTGACGCAGAATATCGCGTCCTTTTCTGGAGCTGGTGGCGACTCGCTGGAGATGGCGAGCTGTTTAACATCTTCTAACCAGGCTATGCCTTGCTTAGCTATTTCTGGATCGTACTTAAAAACGCGACTCTTAATATCGCCCATCAAGCCATCACGAGGAATAGCCACTAGCGCTACGTTTTCGACTTCGTAGCCATTAGCTTCTAAAAGATACCCGTACAGCTGTACTTGCATTTTTTGTTGAGCGCTCGGAAAGTAACGCAGTGAGCTGAGCTTTGTCGTTTTCCAGTCCACCACCATTTTTTGATCTTTAATATAAAGATCGACGTGACCCTTGAGATCTCCCGCTATGAACTCTTGCTCGATCAGAAGATTCTCAGAGAAAGGATCCTGCCTAGCCATACTGTTAGCAATTCCTGAGTGGATAAAAGTGCCCAGGATCGCTGCGAGAGATTCCGTGTACGGATTTGTCTCTACAGTATTTTTAAGCTGGTGATACACCTGGCGCCTGCACCCACCAATTTGAGATGGGCCAATTTCTACCTGGGTCGAGCGATCCCTGGAGTTGTCGTAGGCCGTGAGTGACTTTGCTAATAGGTTAGATAAGTCCACCAGGCAGCCCCTTTGCAGCTATAGCTATCGCAGCTGTTTTCGTCCGTCGGCAAGCTCCGTAATAATCCGAGCTGATATTTGTCGGCTCCTCCAGAAAGTCAAGCTCTCTAGCTATTCGCTGACGCCAGTATTGCTCGAACCGTTGCGCCAGGATCTCAAAGCTTAGCCCGCCGTCTACTTCTGTAAAGAGAGCGTCATTTTGGATATAGCTTAAAGCTTGATCGTGCATAGCGATTGGATTCATTTTGTTTTCCTAACTATGTCTATAGCTACGAGAAAGTCGAAGCAGGGCTCGTGTTTAGCTTTTTTTGTTTCAGCCCAGCGCTCTTTGCATTTGTCGCAGACGAACTTCAAGAGCTTCTTTTCCATTTTTTTGCGAACGCGCTTAAACCTCATAAGTCGAAACCTGCTCGCACGAGAGTACCGACGGATCGAGCTAAGTCGATCTGCGTTTTGATTCGTACCGAGTTAGCCCTGGCAGCTTTAACCAGGGCGTCAGCTTCTCCCATTTTGATATGCAATAGCTGGTTTTCGATAAGCGCCATATCCTCACGCTCCTGCACGGTGTAATTCTTACCGTTAGGAGCTGACTTAGAAGCTAGCGCTATTCGAGACTTAGCTATAGCGATCTCGTAAGTTGATTTTGTAAAAGCGTAGTTATTCTCAGCTGCGACGAGATCCGTGTGGCTTTCGTCGAGTAGGTCGCTGAGCTTCTTGAGCTGTCGCTCCACCCCACCAGGGGTAGTTACTGGCTCACTCATCAGAGTCTGGTACAGCTGCAAGCTTACGATTCTCGATCTCCAGCACCTTCCAAGTGTCAGAGCTGTAGCCGAATGGATCTGGCTCCAGGAGATAGCCTGAACGCTCAAGCGCTTTACCGAGCTCTACTGCGTCGATCTTCAGCTCTTTAGCTACTCGATCGACAGCTACCTGCTGATAGTTGATAGCTACTAGCCAGCCCATTGAAGGCTCGAACTTCTTTTGCTTGTCGCTCACTTTGTTACCTCCTCTGGTAGAGCTGCAGCTCTAGCGTTGATCGCGTCTAAAATTGTGGTGCCATTGACCTTCATCTCGTGGAAATCCTTTTCCCGAGTCCAAAGCTCACGCAGCTTTGCGCGATCTGTTGTAGCTGTAATCTCAGCCAGGATCGCCTGACCGTAGATAACCTCATCTTCTGTAAATACTCGAGCTACAGCTTTAGGCTTTGGCATTGTTGCGAGCGCAGGCTTATCCGTTGTCTTTTCCTGGCGGTTACGAACCTCCTCGGAGCTGGCAATACCTTTACGAGTATCAGCTGCTAAAACAGCAACTATGGCCCTCCCCCAAGCAGCCGTTTCCGCGTTCTGCACCTCTGAGTCGCGGGTGAAATTGGTAGGCCCTGGGATTGGCTCCCAGGCCGTGCCGACACCTGGACGAAGATCCTCTGGGTGACGGAAAGCTGCTGCTGTGTAGACGATCCAGTCTTTGCCTGCTACCTGGACGAACTCGTACTTGACTTGCTGAAGTGAGCCTGTAGGGAACTTTTCTCTAAACTCGACGATACGGGTAGCTACGTCGATATAGTCCAACGGGCCTTTATAGTTTTGAGCCATTTTTTGCCTCTTTTGTGTGTGGAGCTTCTATTGAGCTCGGTCGGGTGTAATCTATCCCGAAAATTACGCCCCTGGCAAGTACCGTGTCGGGTGTGTCTAGCCTGTAAGGAGTGGGAGACTATGGCTATGGCCTTTTCATCTGTAGAGATTATTTTGGGTGGACTTTCTGTGAACGTCCAGACCGAGCTGACATATCCTGACGGTCTTGACGACCTCACTGCTCGCACTCTTTCAGTGTTTAAGGAAGCTGTCGCTACAGCTAAAGCTAACGACATAGATATTACGGTGATGAGCCTTCACACCGATTTTGCCGACCCAGACGACGACTAAAAAAAGCCCCCACCGTTAGGCAGGGGCTCAGATCCCAGGCGACTAGGCCTCGTCTGGGGTCTTTTGCAAGATCGCGTCGCACTCGTCCATCAACTTCTTGAGCGCAGCTCGATCCCTGTAACAGCCTTTGAGGATTTCACGGCCTCTAGCCTTTTCCTCAGCTGTGCAGTAACGTCCGAGATAGTCGTCGTTGATTCTTTCCATATCATTCCAGCCGACGTAATCCCACTGGCGAAACGCTTGCTCCCTACAGACTTTAATCTGTTTGAGAGTCAAAGAGATCTTCCAGTATTTTTTACCAGCATTTTTACCACCCCAGGCGCTTTTGTCTAAAGCTGTCCAGAAACCGTGATAGTGCCTATCCTCAACAGGATTAGCGCACGATTCCAGCATTGGGGTTAGCTGATTGACTACTGTCCAGTTCATATTCACTTTGTATTTCATATATCACCTCCTCTCTTTCATACCCTAATTATACTTTTTGGGTTTTTGAGATTAGAGATTTGTGGCGATAGCTACGCGTAGTGATGACGTGACACGCCGTTAAATAAAAATACTTGACAACGTAAAACACTGACTTCAGAAATAAAAAAAGCCTCGTCCTACGGTTTTTATTACCGTAAAAGGAGGCTGATTTTATGCACTTATGGGTCAATATCGTGCTCTGGCACTCTCGGGGGCTACCAGTGTGAACCTATGTACTTGTCCTGCCTTTTGGCATTGGGCGTAACTTACTACGCCAGCTGCAGACCTTCGCTCGTATCAAGATACGACACGCGCTTTATTTTCTTGCTGATGTCCTCGAAGTCTGTTGTCGTCGGCATTTCTTGATCTACCCAGGGCAAGTTAGCTTTACCCAGGTTAAAGGCCCAGATCCCTTGAGGGGTTGAGCAGATATAGATAGGGGCCATATTCCATTGAGCAGCTGCTTCGATTAAACGATCGAACTTAGATTTCTCGATCAGAAGCTTGTCGTAATGAGTCCGTCGGCATTTAAGCTCGACATAGATAGCACTGTCTTTTGAGTAGCAGTCCCATACAGAGTAAGGATCTTTAGCCTGGGTAAGATCGTCGTAGCCTAATTCGCGTACGAAGTTGAAGAGCTCTTTCTCGGTCACTTGTCTAACCAGACTTTGTAAGAAGCTGTTGTCCGTCCCTTAACAGGATCGACGAAGTGCAAGCGCTGTGACGGAGTGGCGCTGGCTGCAAGCATTACGCCCGCATACCGATTATCACTTTCTGTCGATCCTGTTTGGTAGACCGAGCCTAACCCATTAGGTAAGGCCCACTCGTTATGGGTGTGATAGTGACCCACGAAAACGTCTCTAAACTCCCAGGGATAGCTGCCAGACTGCCATCTAGCGACGTGCTGGACGATCGCACCAGGAGAGGCAAAGCCGTTGCGACCTACTTCGTCACCGTGAATTAGGAGCGCTCGGTATCCTGGGCCTTTTCCTGTTGGATCTGGGATATGGACTCGCTGTATATCTTCTGGACATTCTTGCCAGGTGAGTCGTTTCTCTTGTGCCAGTAGCTGTCGAGCCAATTCATAACACATTCGATCAAAGTTATCGCTACGAGGAACATTGTCCCGCTTACTACCAATACGTCCGTGATTACCCCATTCTGGAACTACAGTGACCTTATTATAGTTTGTTAGGGCATATCGAACGACGTCCACAATTAGCTTAGAGACCGTGACATATTGCTCAAAGAGTGTCGCGTCGATCTCGAACGCTTGTCCAGGGAAGTTAAAGAGTCCCTCGATCATATCCCCGCCGAACATAATGACGCAGTCATTGACTGGGTGGTCAGCTCGCATAATGTCGGTGATACTGACAGCTTTTTCAGCAAAGCTCATAACGCGTTGGTGCATTACTTGAGAGTTATAGCTCGGAGTTTTCTTTGCGCCTTGCCAGTCGGTAAGGTGCCAGAGAGCTACTTCAGCTCGCTTTTTACTTTTGACAGCTTCTCGAGGTTTAACTGGGAGGATCGGCCCCATAGCTAGTACAGCGTCGTGAGCTGCCTGGTGGGTAACTTCGACGAGCTCGTTAGTGCGCTGCTTAGCCTGGAGAAGCTGCTGCTGAACGCGCATAAGCGCCTGGCGTAGCTCTTTAACGTCGCTTGATTCGATCCCCTCTGGGAGATCGTTGAACTTACCCTCTAAGTCCACGGTCTACGATTTCTTTGTAGTGGTGTAGGTATCCGTATTTATCGTTAAAACTATCTTCGTGACCTGGATTGTTGAAGAGTCTAACTGACTTGAGAGCGTCCATAAGGAGCGCGACCTCGTGTGCTTGTATGTCGTCGATCCTGAGAAGGGCTCCCCAGATTCTGCCGATTGCTGTAAAGGCTTGCTCAGCGTCTCCATAGTGGTCTTGCCTCTCTTCTAGGATTTCTTCTACTCTGTCGCGCATATACACTCATTACGTCGGTGCTTGTAGATTGTGTTTTCAGAGAGGGTTAGCCCCTCGGATTTAACTGCTCGACTAATAACATAAGGGCTTAAATTGCTAGCAATAGCTGACTCAAGAGCTTTACGGTTTTTATCATCTAGTGAAACTAAAAGAGTGCTAACGCGACACTGATTCTTAACAGTTGCCTTTTTTTTGAGAGCTGCTTCTAAGTCCATAGCAGCGGAGTCTATATCTAAATATGAGATAGAGAGTTACGACACGCTATAGCAGACCTTCGTAAGCTAAGTCAAAGGCGTCGCACTGTGCGTCTACGTCACGGTACAGCGGGATCAGTACGGTGACAGGAGTGTCCATTACTTCTGCTCCATATTGTTAGCGTACGGTGTGACGATATGCGACTCAGGCATAACGTTAGGCTCAGTAGACGGGCTGTGGGGTACAGCCCCGCCACCGAGAGCTGCGACAGCTACTAGGACAAGATGATGAGCGTCGGTTGAAAAGTTGCAAGCGCTCCAGGTAGTCATAGCCGTACCTGACGCTAGAGCTACAGCTTTAGGGTTAGAAATCGGTATGCGGATCACGATAGATCCTTCATCATCTGCGTATAGGTAGCCTGGCCGATCAAGCCCGTCACGGGCAGCTTTTTAGCTTTTTGGTAGGGCTTTACAGCTGCTAAATCAGCTGTAGTGAAGGTTGAGTTTTGAGCTACTGAAGGTATAAGCCCAGCCTTGAAGAGAGCTTTTTCGACTGCGAGCGCAGCTGGGGTTTTATCTCCGACCTTGATATTGGTGAACGGTGGAGCTACGAAGGTTGTCGTCGATTTGGTGACAGCTGGCGTAGAGCTGTGAGTCATAGCCATTCCTGTACCAGTCATAGCTGTAGCTCCAGCTAGACCAGTAGCTACGAGCTTATTTGTGCCGACGGATTGAGCTGGCTTGACCGTCGTTTCGTAAGCTGGACGACAGACAGCCAGGACATAAAGGTAGGCACGGTGTCGTAGATAGCAGCCGTCGCCGTTATTCTGGTGAGTGACTGAGTTTTCTGGGCCAGTGTTAAATCCGACAGTGGTAATGCCGTCCCTAGAAGCTGCAACGACGAGCTCAACGTGATCTGCCTGACCATTCCCTGACCAGCTAAAAAACACTAGGTCGCCTGGCTTAGCGTCGTACTTGCCGACTACTGCACCCTTAGCTTGAAACCAGGCAAGCCCAGCTGGGCAGTAGGCAAAGCCTTTAGGGGTTTGAGCTGCTACCAGGTTTGAGAGATTGTTTTGAGCGAATACCCAGGAGATACCCATAGCGCAGTAGGGCTCGTTAGGGATCCCGTACCAGTCACCGTACGGATTCTGGTTATTAGGCCCCTCGACGAACCCCACCTGCTGTTGAGCAGTTGTAACAATATCTAAAGCTGTAGCCACAGCCTTAGTCTACTTTGTAGTCTTTGGAGTTTCCTCAGCGACGACTTTGTTAGCTTCAGCGATCGCAGCGTCTACAGCTGGAGCGACGATTGAAGCTGGAGCTCCTGTCTGGGCTGAAATTGTGTTCACGAGAGACTTTGGATTGACCTTAGCCAGGATAGGCACGAGAAGCCCACCAACGAGTCCACCGATAACGATTTCCTTCGCAGTGTGAACCTTGCCTGGGAAAGAGTAGGTAGCGTAAGCAGACGCGATTACGCCATAGAGGTAGTGCTCAATAAGAGCTTTATTCTGAGCCGATAGCTTGATCTTCATTTGATCCCTTTCCAGAGATTAGGTTGCGGACGTACTTTTCTGCCTCGAAATCAGAATAAGCAGCGTGGTGGATTCCACCTACTCCTCTGTGGTGCTTTTCGCATAGCCATTCAAGGTTGTCTGCTGATTCTACCCAGGCGCCGACTTCATCTGGGTTAGAGATTCCTGGGTATGCAGCTTCGAGCCACTTGAGATCGACCCCGTTTTGGAGGCTGAACTCGACGTGAGAGTGGTGAAGCTCTAGTCCTCCATAGCACTCAGAGAAATCTTGACGAGCTCCTCCGATAGCGCAGACTGCTGTGGCTTTAGTGCGCTCGCGGTAAGCGTTGAAGTCTTTGTAGTGCGGGTCGTCCGTGCGCTCAGGGTGCGCTGGATAGTGGACGATATACGAGTTAGTAACTTTTTGATCGTGAGCCTCCATTTAGAGCTCTAACTTTGTCTTAAT